ACGCAGGGACGTGCGGGTCGCGACGGCGCGGCCGGAAGTCCGGCCCAATGATACATTGTATCATTGAACCGGTTTCCGTTTAGAGCCTGTCGATGACTTCTCCCAAGCCGTTATAGACCACATCGCCCCTAACGTGCCGTTCCTCTATCAGCTCGTTATCGCTCTTTCCGCCCAGCCGGGAACGCAAGTCAATCTTGCCTTGGCTAGCGGCATACCATTGCCGATCCGTCACGCCATTGCTAGCGCCAGTGGGAACCTTAGTGGCTCCCTTAGAGGCGAGGAAAGCGGCGATCTTTTCTGCATCGGTCATTAGTAGGAGTTCCTTTCCAGTTCGCCATTGGGGTAGATGAAATAAAGCCCCTTAACCGTGCGAACACTGTTAATGACACTCTGGCGAGCCACAAACAATACGCTGTCCATATGACCCTTAGGAAGATGCTTAGAAAAGGCTTGAAGTGCACGATACGAAGAAAGTGCGCGGGTAACGAAGTCACGACCCTCTTCATGAGTGAGGCCCCTACCCATATCGTAAACTTCGCTTGGCTCATAACCCGCAATCCAGAAGTTCTTCTGCATTTCCGTTTCCTCCAACTTCGTTGCCGTTGGATTTGTCTTAGCAACATATTTTTCTTGTCAATAGCCCCTTTGCGACGAACCGTGCATTTTCTGCGACGAACGGTTTGTCGCATTTAGGGTTGACCTGCATTTCTCTTTCTGTTATTCTTAAAGTAGCGTCCTCAAAATTCGCGGTCGGACTCCGACCCGATGATATGTTATATCATCGGGGTTAGGAGTTTAGAGTTTTCGTAGCCATGCCTCGTCTTTGAGTTGCTCTAGATCGCGGGGAATGTAGGGCTCAGGCTTCATCGGCTTTCCTTTCCATTATCTCCACTATCACAACGGAGACAGCGAGCCAAGCGAAAAAGATACCCATTATTTCCGCCCCATTTTCTGCTCGAACTTCAGGTCCCAGAGGGCAACCCGCGCCCCAAGGTAGCGGTCATAATCCGCTAGCGGAATGCTTTTGAAGCTATGTTCAGCGCGGGTGATTTCATGTTGATTGTGCATTGGTTCCTCCGTCTTACGAGCGATAGCCAGCGGCATAGCCGTCTATATAGTTGTAGCTCTTACCTGTGTTATCCGCCCAATCACGGCCAGCATCAGCATCAGCCTGACCAGCTTCGTAACCTTCGAGATAATCCTTCATGTCGTCCTCCATCTGCTGTGTTTCACCATAGAGATAAAAAATCTGCTGTCAACAAAAAAGATTGCTTGACAAGGGGCGGTTATTAGACTATAATTCGACCTTATTGCCGAGACTACCACACACGTAAAACTTTCAAGATATTTAACAACTTAGGCGCAAATATGCAACACCTTACCCCAATTACCCCAAATAATTTATAGCTTGACCCCATGCCCCCATTCGTATATACTACAAACAAATGTCAAATATTACTAAAATTTCCCCCGAAGGTTTTGACGTCGCCAATGCCTATCTCGAATTCGGCTCGGTCGAGGAAGTCGCCAAGCAGCTGCTGATTCCCCAATATGAGGTCGCGGCCACGCTTAAACGTAAAGAAGTCAAAGACTATCTTGATAACGTTTACCTCGATATGGGTTATAGAAATCGAGGCAAACTTGGAGCCCTCCTAGACAAAATGATAGAGTCTAAGATAGAGGAAGCTGAGGAAACTGGAGTATATACCTCCAAGGATCTTTTCGAACTATTACAGTTCCAGCATAAAATGCGTATGGACGAGCTCAAACTTGCTCAAGGTAAAGAAGCTACCAATGTTACTAACATCGCAAATTTCGGTGAAGGTAATTATGGAGCATTAATGGAAAAACTTCTAAAGAAGTAAGCGTGGGAAACCACACGGAGCTATAATGGCTAATACAACTAAGAATCCAAAGGGTCGTGAAGAGGAAATCGTCAAAGCCCAGGTGGATACAAATCAAGCTGCTGATCAGCCTGATGCGCAGGAAGCGCTTAAGACTGGTACCCTAAAGGCCGAACAACCAATTCGTGAAGAAGTTCCTGATTATGCGACCGTAGTTCGTGAGTACGCAAAGTGGACCGACAATGACGGAAACTTCCATAAGGTTCCTATTGACGGCACCACAGCAATTCGTGAGCCTGCGCATGAGCAGCATGAACTAACTATCGAAGATCGTGATAATGTCGATCAGGCTCTAGCCCTGAAGACACCACGTCGTGAGGAGGGTGCTGATCAAAAGGTCAGCGAGCTCCAGGACATGGAGATTAGAAACGATCGCGTTAATTCGAAGCTTACCGAGACAACTCCAGTCACTTCAGTTGCACCAGCCGGTGAACCAACTGGACCACGTGACGACGAGAACTTCGGGAAGAATGACGGTGAAAACGTTCCTGAGTAAATTATTTAGGCGGGGCTAATAACCCCGCCACTTTTGGATTTTATGGCATTAGAAATTAGTCGTGCCGATGTAACATCGGACTATATATTAGAGGATCTTCCAAATCGCTTCCTAAAGTTGCCCATTAGTGCACTATTAGGAGAGTTGAATGTGGAACCTCTACCTTCCCAGATCGCTATTATCAACGCAATTAACAAATATCGTTTTGTTTGCGCTGCTATTAGTCGTCGTCAGGGTAAAACTTATATTGCAAACATAATCGGACACTGTGTATCTCTAGTACCAGGTTCAAACATTTTGATTATGTCGCCCAATTATAACCTTTCTTCTATCTCCTTTGAGTTGCAACGTCAACTTATTAAGTATCACAAACTAGAAGTAGCGAGAGATAATGCAAAAGATAAGGTTATTGAGCTGTCTAATGGGTCAACCATTAGAATGGGTTCTGTTTCCCAGGCTGACAGCGTCGTTGGACGTTCTTATGACCTGATTATTTTCGACGAGGCTGCCATTGCTGACGGAATGGAGGCCTTTAACGTACGTTTGAGACCTACTCTAGACAAAGAGAACTCGAAAGCGATCTTTATTTCGACTCCGCGTGGTAAGCAGAACTGGTTTCATGAGCTTTATCAGCGTGGATTTGCTGCAAAGCATCCAGATTGGTGCTCGATTAAAGCGACATGGAGGGATAATCCTCGTATGTCGGCTGCTGACGTTGACGAAGCTCGTAATATTATGAGTGATAGTGAGTTTAGACAGGAATATGAGGCTGACTTTAACAGTTATGAGGGTCAGATTTGGAAGTTGAGCGAGCATTGTGTTCGTGAACATGCTATTAAGCCGGATGATGGGCGTCACAAAGTGGACGTTATTGCTGGACTCGACCTTGGTTTTCGTGATCCAACAGCTATGGTTATCATTGGTTATGATTATAGCGAGGATATGTACTATGTTTTGGACGAATATTATGCAGCCGAGAAGACAACAGCCCAGCACGCCGAAGAAATCCAGAAGCTCATTGATAAATGGGATATTGACTTTATTTATCTGGACTCTGCAGCCCAGCAGACACGCTTCGACTTGGCACGAGATTATGACATTGCCACCATCAATGCGAATAAAAAGAGCATAACTGATGGTATCGGTTTTGTTGGGTCGATCATTGAGCGTGATCGACTAATTGTACCACCTAATATGACACATATGCTAGCTGCTATTGATTCTTATCAGTGGGATCCTAATCCTAATCTGGTAAAAGAGAAGCCTAAGCATAATGATGCTGAGCATATGGCCGACGCTTTGCGTTACGCAATTTATAGCCACGATAGTTCAGTAGGGAGCATGTAAATATGGCACGTTATGACCATACAGAGAATTTAACTACTCCTGCGGAAAGAGCTGTAGCTTTAGTTCCGCATGATAGCAATCAGATAAGAGAAACACCAAAAGCTATTTTTGTAGGTACCGGTGGAAATATTACAATGCGAGGAATAGAGGAAGCGGCTGATACAGTATGGAAGAATATTCCAGACGGAGCTATACTTCCTTTTAGGCCTAAGTTCATAAGAGCTACTGGTACTACAGCAGCCGATATGCTATTATTATATTAAAATGAAAATCGGACTAGCATTGAGTCCAGTACTCTCTAAGAATGCTTTACTAAAGAAAGCTCCATCAACACTTACTGTTGATGGACAGACTTTTGCTCGCTTAATGCAGGATGACGGTACTGGAGCTGAGATTTATCGTCCTCATACTTTACAGCAGGTTACTAAATTTGGTGAATCAAATTGGTGGAAAATGGAAGCACGTTTAGGAGATAAACGTCCTCAAGATGCAGCTTCTCCTGTTAGACGAGTTGGATGGGATGGATATCTTACTAAGTTTATCTATGGGTATATTCAGGAGTATGAATTTGACCAAGTTTACTCGGAAGAATATTTAAACTCTACTTGGGGTTCCCCAATGGAGAATCATATATCTCCTAAAGCTGGAGATCTTTACGAAACTTCAGGGACACCTAAAATCGGATTAGAAAATAATCGTGTTCGTATTATTAGTCAAACTGCTAATTTTGATGCTCAAAATAGATGGATACAACCAATTAATTATGGATATCTATGGGAAGATATTACTAACTATCATCGCTTTGTAGCAAATCGTCGTTACCGCTGGAAATTTAGACAACGTTTTGATTCAGTTAACGGTACACTAGAAGTATGGTTGACTGAATTTGATATTGACGGCGTAACTTTGCTTACCCCTACTCAGAAAATTGTAAATTATACCGGAAATATTGGTTATGGCTCGGGTCGCTTAGCTTATCCGCAATTTCGTGTATATTGCTCTGAAGACGGTCAAGAACCAGTTCGTATGTGGACACAGTTAAGAAGTTTTGTACAAGAACAATTTATTGTCCCATTCGTTACTATAACAGATACATTTAATGAAATAGGTATATTACCTGCGGAATATATAATGCTTAGAGCACCTACTGGTACTCAAACTGTTACTATGGCAGATGGTAAAATAACAATTGCAAGCGGAACCTCAGGAGGAACTAGTCCTCGTTTTGCTCGACCAATTACAAATGCTAAGGCTAATGGAACTACACAATATCAAGCAACTATTATTTATCAATCTGCAGTAAATGGTCAATCTAATTTAACAGTAAGAATAACTCGTGATGCTACGCATAATTTTACAACACTGATTCCTTATTCTTTAAATGGTGGAGCTGCTGGAACAGCACAAGGTCTAAATAGCGGTGCACCAGGATCAACTGCTGTACTACTATTTACAGTTCCTACAGGATCTGCGGCCCCTCATTTACACTTTGAAGGCACAGCTTCGCTTAATCGTTCTATAGCGATTGATAATATTGAAATTATAGAACTGTGATAGGAGAAAATAATGTATAATGTTGAGATTGGAGAAACTCTAAGAATTCCACTTCTAATCGTAAGTGGGAATAAAGATCTGGTAACAGACATTAGAGCTAATCTCAAGTTGGCAGGAACCAATGGAACAGTGCCAGCTCAATCAACACCTGTAGCGGCAACATTTAACATACTACCCGCTATAGAGGGATGGATTTTAGAATTACCCGCAAATGTGACGAAAAACTTAGTTCCAGGACTCTATGTAGTTAATGCTGCATTGGAAGTCACTGGAACTACAGTTATTACTAGTCCACAGAAGGTAAAAGTAAGTGGGTCAACAACATTATGATAGAGATACAATGGGGTCATTACGAATATCCAATAACAGTTCAGTGGGGAAATACTCCTACAAATGAGCAAGTATCTCAACTTCAAGGAACACCGAACCCGATAGCAGTAATTATAGCTACTAGCGGCACGGCAGCACCAGTTAACTGGTCGCAGAGACAATGGTAATGGCATTAAAATTTCATAAGGTAAGCGTCCTTCCTGGAACACCAGAAGCTGATAGTTTCTATTTTGTTAATAATGGGACATTTGCAGAAAGCTATATAACTGGCAGTGATGGCACGGTAAAAAGCATTGGTAACACTGCAATGATTGAAGCAGTGGCTTCAGAAGTTGTAAATGATGCTATCGCTTCTCTAAATGCAAATCCAGTAGAAATCGTAGCAAATATTGCAGCTCGTGATACATTAACAGCGAGTGCAACAACTAATCGCATTATTTTAGTTACTGATGCTTCTGCTGATCCAGCAGTTGATACAGGCGCAGCGCTTTATGTTTGGAACGAAACAGCAGGTTCAGTTACTCGTATTGCAGAATATGAGTCAATGGATGTTTCACTAACCTGGGCTAGTATTAGTGGGAAACCATCATCTTCAACCGCCCAAATTGATGATGCTGTAAACAAAAGACATAGTCACGCTAATCTAGCAACCCTAGATAAACTAGGAGAAGCCAGCGGAAGACTTACATTTGACGGAGCTGAGGTAAGTACAAACTGGACTACAACTAACTGGTAATGGCACAATTCAAAATCCATAAATTTGTATCAGCACTCCCAGCACAGCTAGAGGCTGATGCTGTATATGCTGTACGATCAGACGATGGATTTGATCTGTACATTACAAATAGTAGTGGAACAATTGTAGCATATAAAGTAAATCCGCCTCTACGTGGTATGGGCGGATTTTGTTCAGGTAAACCTTCTGCAAGTGAAACTATAGGAGCACATAAATTTTCTTATGCCTTCACTATAGCTAGCTCTAGATGCACAGCCACAGCTTCAGTAGCAGCAACAGCTTCAACTATATTCACTATTACTAAAGACGGTGTTTCTATAGGAACTATAACATTTGCTGCTGCTGCAACTACAGGAACTTTTAATTTCACTAATACTTCTGTAGTTACGGGAAATAGATTAATTATTACAGCCCCTGCTACACCAGATGCTACTTTAGCAGATATAGATTTTTTGATAAGGAACTAAGTTATGGCGTTCTCCTTTACTCTTGTTGCAGCTGATATATATGCGCAGCTGGGCCTTCCTGATTATGCCATTGGGTACACCATAGGAGATGCCTCTTTCGCGGCTGCAGGCTCTATAAACCCCACACTACCCGGTAATGTTCTTAAAACATTTATGTCTGTGCCTCATTTCCAGACAGGCATTAAGTCTTTAAACTTAATTTTTGCTGGCAATATTCCGGTTGGTTATCTAACCTCAGTCACTATTAATGGTCAAACTTCAGCTATTGCTTTGGGACCAGAATATAATGTTGACGAAGATGCTACCTATTTCCAACTTCCCGAAAGCGCTGGTTATTTTACGGTTGGGCAGAGTTATTCTATTGTATTTGAAGGCTCTGGCTATGAAGGTGAAGCTCCTCCTGAAACACCTACAACTGGAAACTTCTCAACCTACGTCTCTAAGACACCATTTGTAAGCGGTACAGCGGGAATAACAGTCAACTTTACTAATACTACTAGGCAAGCTGGTGATCTTCTTCTAATTGCTGTTAACTCAGCTAATCAGCCTATATCCGCTCCATCCGGTGGCTGGACGCAGATCGGCACCAACGTAGGCGTCGGTACTCCTGCCGCTGTAGGTGCCACTAATATTCAAGTGTTCATGAGATACTCTACGGGTAATGAGACAACCGTAGCAATACCAGACTCTGGCAACTATACTACTGCTATTGGTATAGTATATCGCTGTCTCACTCCCGGCTATAAACCTACTCCTTATGCGACTTTTGGTAAAACCGGTGCTATTAGTAATACTGTCAATCATGCATTTGGTCCACTGTTTGGTGCTACATCTGCTAATAGCACGATTGTATTGTTTGCTGGTTTAGACCTTGATCAAGCTAATACGGATCATTACATTAGCGCGGTTGCTTCCGCAGACCTAAATCCGAGTTTAACTAGACGACACTGCCAAACTGTTACGGCTGGTAATGGTGGTGGTATTGCAATATGGACTGGCGGCAAGCCTTCTGGCTCTACAACCTTAAGTATAGATGCGATTGCTGGTGGTAGCGCAGCTACTACTAATATAGCTACACTACTCGTAGCTATGAGAGAAGAGCAAGCTATAGTTCCTGTAATTCAAAGTCCATCTTCATATTCTATAGAAGAAAATAAACTATTAAGTTTTCCACTGATATCCGATCAGACTGTAACGTGGTCTATTGTTGGGGGCGCTGATCAGTCTCATTTCTCGGTTGCTAGTAACCTTCTAAGTTGGAAAGATAATGGTTCTAAGAACTACGAAAATCCAACCGATACTAATAGTGACAACATTTACGAGGTAGTTGTTAGAGCTACTAGCCCATGGTATACTGTTGATCAGACTATATTAGTCACAGTAACAGACAATACGGCACTAGATGCGCCCAGACCAATAATAACTACCTATACCAGTACTACAGTAACAGGTACAACTTGGACACCGTTTACGAACAAAGCGGTTACAGAAGGCGAGAAGCTATACGCCATTGTATCATTTACTAATGCTGGTGGAGGTACAATATCTACCCCCAGTGTAGGATGGGTATTGGAAAAAAATTCAGGGCCTACTGCATTGTTTTCTAAGCAAATGGCAGCAGCTACAGAGACATTAGTAGTTAATTCTACAGTTAATGGATTTGGTGAAGCTGCTGCTATGTTAATTAGATGCGGTAAAAATGTCTCTTCTAATTTTAGCATAGTTGAAAGCGCCACAGGACCTACCAGCGACCTTAGTAGCTCAGTCAACGGTAATCCTCCGTCTCATAATGCAGGTGCTGTACGTCATCATAGATGGTTGGCGGTCGCTGTTACCCCTCTTACTACTTCATATACAGCGGGCCCATCAGGATACTCTGATCTTGTTCAAGCGGCTCAAGGTTCCGCTAGAATTGGATTAGCAATGAAAGCTAGTAATAGTCAAGTTGAAGATCCAGGCGTATTTACTCCTAACTCATCAGCATATGTATCTTACACGTTTGCCTTATGGGAGGATACAACTATACCTGAGACGCCTGTTATAACTCGTAAAATGGTAAGGTACGTTTTTATACTGTAAAAACATACCTTAAGATCATCGAAAAATTTATACCTTGACATTGTTGGTCCGATGAACTATAATTGGTGTAATTAAGGAGAAGTGGTGAATAAAAACTTCAAAAGAGATCCTATTAAATTCGTTCGAGATAAAGCAAAAGGTAGATATAAAAAAGATACTGAATGCTTTATCTGCGCGAAAAAAGAGAATTTGGATTTTCACCACTTCTACACTTTAACTCCACTTTTTAATAAGTGGCTTAAAGAGAACAAAATAAAGATTAGTACCGATGAAGATGTAATAGAAGTGCGAGATAGGTTTATTGAAGAGCACATACAGGAATTGTATGTAGATACAGTAACCCTATGCCATGACCACCATCTTAAGCTTCACTCTCTTTACGGTAAAGATCCTCCGTTAACAACTGCTTGTAAGCAGAAGAACTGGGTAAAGATACAAAGAGAGAAAAATGGGCTTCCTTCAGTGGACATTAGATAAAATAACACCTGCTAAGCAGGAAAAGCTTAACCCTGCGCAGCAATTTATTAGCGGCGGAGGTACTGTAGAATCAGGTAGTTCTGAACCAACCCTTTCATTTCAACTTTGTTATGAAAAATTAGAGGTAGTCAATAGAGCTGTTAATATGCTTGTTGACGATTCTGCAGAAATTAAATCAAAGGTAGGAGAGCAACTTACAGGAGTTACTCCACTCTTTAAAGGGGTTAGAAAAGCAACTTTAGATAGACTACTTAACAAAGAACCTAACCCTTTTCAAGATATAAACAGTTTCAAAAGATCTTTAATAATGGATCTTATTC